TCCACACACAACTTTGTTTCAGCTAACGCAAGTTTGAGCTAACGTCGTTGTTGTTTGTATTCCACACACAACTTGTTCTGAGCTAACGCGGTGAACTGCTTGAAGTTGTTTCTCTCATATTTTTCTGGCTTTTGTTGAGAGTTTGGCTCCATGCTGAGGGCAGTCTTGATCAGACGGATTTATCTTAATCAGACGGATTTATTCTCATGTTCCTGAATATATGGTTCTCTTCCGGGAACCCTCCTCGGTTCCATTGCCGAGACAGTTTGATGGAGGTTGTATGCGCTATCGCCGGAGCAGGCTGAGGTCGTTTCGTGTTGGTTTTCGTATGACGGTTTATACGATTTGCGCCTGTGCATTGTTATTGTGGTCTGGCATGGTCCTACTGTGTCGGCGTGTTTTGACATTGGTGAAAAGGTTTTTTCCATGAACGGGTGTTCTGCTTGCAAGTATTTTTATGACGGTCCTGGAGAGATTGATGAGTGCCGTCGTTTTCCTCCTGTATTGTTTCGGAGGCCGAGTGGTGAGGATTTTGCTTTTCCCAATACGACTGTTTCCGACTGGTGCGGTGAATTTTCTTCCAAAAAGCCCGGTGCGCGGGCCGAGAAGTCGCGTCGTGAGCCGCCCACAGCCGATTCAGGTGGTTCGGTATCGCCATCAGAGATGCGGAAAGCTTTTCAGCGCACGAAGAAGCCGGCCAAGAAGTGAATTCCTGAAAACCATTTCAAAGGGTTTGTCCCATGACAGTAGGTTCAGTAACCGGCACGTTTGCCGCAACGGGTGATTCGGCTGAGGTTGAGCTTGTCGGCCCGATTAATTTGTCCCTGACGGGGACCTGGGTTGCGACGGTCAAGTTGCAGCGGTCATTTGATGATGGCGTGACGTTTCTCGATGTCGCCAGCTACACGGCGAATGCCGAAGAGCTGGGTGCCAAGGTCGAGCCTGAGTCAGGTGTTTTGTATCGCCTGAGCTGTTCGGCCTATACCTCGGGGACTGTGACCTACCGGCTTTCTCAATGAGTGCGGCGCCGGAGTTTGATGATGAGGGGCGCATCATTGACCACGGTTCAGCCCTGACTGGAGGCGTTTGGGAATACTCATGGTTTCGTGAGTTGTCGTTTGACGAGCTTCAACGCTTGAGGGCGTCGGTGCGCCGCGTGCATATGAAGCACTATCCGGTTGAAATGGTGTCGGACCATGAGGCTGACAAAATCATTGCGAGCCTTGGACCCGCGGTTGCCGAGAAATTGATCAAGTCTGCGGTCGACGGCGGCCATGCCAAGGCGAAAACATTTTCGTTCCCGGTGAAGATGTGAGCAAAATCGTTTCTCTTGGCAAGGAAACAGGCCGTGATGATTTGCTCACGCCATCTGAGTGGCTGCGAAAGCTCGCAGATGATATTGAAACGGATAAGCTGGACATTCGGTCAGTGATCATTGGCTTGACCACGGTCTGCGATGACGGGGCTGATGAGGTTCACTACGGCAGCCATCGCGCCAAGTTTCACGATCTTATCGTCATGGGAGCGATGTTGTCACATGACGGGCTTCATCTGTGTGCTGAAGAAGCTGGGATGTCAGGGTGAGTCTTGCCCGGATACCCTATAAGCCGGACGGCGAGGTTCTCCGGGACTTCATGCGGAGTGATGCGTTTGTCCGCCTGGTTCGCGGTCCGATCGGATCCGGCACATCGAGTGCCTGCGTGGTTGAACTGTTCCGCCGGGCTTGCCAGCAAAAGCCGGGACCAGATGGTATCCGTCGCAGCCGCAGTGCCGTGATTCGCGGCTCGTTTCCACAGCTCAAGACAACCACTGCAAAGACGTGGCTCGAATGGTTGCCCGAGGGTGATTTCGGGACGTTCAACTGGTCGCCGCCGTTCCGTCACATGATCAAGGTCAATGACGTTGAGTGGGAAGTGTTTTTCCTCGCGATGGACAGTGATGATCATGTGGACAAGCTGCTGAGTCTTGAGCTGACGACGGCATGGATTAACGAAGGTCGGCAGATTCCGAAGTCGATTGTGGATGCGCTGACAGGCCGGTTGCGCCGGTATCCGGCGATGATGAACGGTGGCCCTACGTGGTCGGGGCTGATTATGGACACCAACGCGCCGAGCGAGTTTCATTGGTGGCCGATCATGGGCGGCGAGGTTGATCCGCCGGACTGGATGAGCAAAGAGGACAAGCTGACGCTCGTTACGCCGGAGAATTGGGAGTTTTTCATTCAGCCAGGCGCGATGCTTGAGCAGTTCGACAGCAGCGGAAATATCTGTGGGTATAAGATCAGCGAAAGCGCCGAGAACATCAACAATCTGCATGAGGATTATTATCCGACCCTGATTTCCGGCAAGACGAAGGCATGGATCGATGTCTACGTATTGAACAAGCTAGGGACAGCGGCTGATGGACGGCCGGTTTATCCGCACTTCAACAAGTTGATGCATGTTGCAAGCGAGCCGATCCCCTACAAAAAGGATGAGATTGTCTATACGGGCATTGATTTTGGTCTGACGCCTGCAGCGGTGTTCGCGCAACATATGAATGGCATCTGGTATATTCTTGATGAGCTGGTCGGCAACAACATGGGCGCCAAGCAGTTTGCGGTTCCGCTGAAGTCTCGGCTTCTGGAGTTCAAGGAATGCCGGACAACGGAAATTTACGGCGATCCGGCGGGAACGCATCAGGCAGAGAGTGACAAGTCAACGCCGTTCAAGATGCTTCGTGCCGGCGGTGTGATTGCCCGGCCAGCGCCGACAAACGATATTGAACTCCGGGTTGGCACTGTAGCGAATATGTTTGATACGCTGCATGAAGGCGGGCCTGTTATTGTGATTTCGCCAAAATGCAAGATTCTGATCGCTGGTCTTGAGGGGGAATACCAGTATAAGAAACGGCCCAACACCATCGATGAGTATGAGGATAAGCCGGACAAAAACCGGTGGAGCCATGTTCAGGATGCACTCCAATACCTGCTGATGGGGGCTGGTGAAGGCAAGGTTCTGATGCATAAGACCGCGCAGCCGACGGAGGCACAGGTCATCAAGCGCCAGTCGGGCATATTCGGGCGGCGTGGACTTCGGCGCCCCCGCGACAACGATAGAGGATCAGCACTATCTCGCAGATTCTAGAGCCCCATATATGGCAGGTCTGCTTCATTGACCCGCCGGGCGTTGAGCAGGGCTGGCCTCATAAGTGGTTCACAAGGCCACGGTTTCGGCACGTCTATGCCATGCACTTCGATGAATACCATCGGAAATGGATGATCGCAGACACCGGACCGGGCTCGACAATGCTGCGAATACTCACTGATGAAGAGGCGGTGAATTACATTGCTCTGGCGCGTCAGACAGGCACAATCCTGTCATGGACAGAGCGAGAATCCTTGCCTGTGCATTTCGAACCGCATACTTGTGTGTCAATGGTTAGAACGATTATTGGCTTTCCAGGGTGGGCGTGGACGCCATATCAACTTTATCGCAAGCTGAAAAAAGCGGGCGCGACTGAAAGGAAACCACCTGCATGAGCTTCTTTAGAGGGCCAAAGAACACAGGGCCAAGCGCAGCCGAACAGGCTCGGCAATCCGCTCTTCGTGAAAAAGAAGAGAGTCGGGCTCGCGAGCTGGAAGAGGAAACAGCGGAAGAAAAACTCCGGCGCATTCGCGGTGAACGTGGCCGCAAGGCGCTATTCTCCGGCGGCCCGGGCGGATTCAATATTGGATTCGGTGGCGGCGGTCCGGGTGGCGCCGGCGCAGGGTCAGCAACGGGTCCGGGCAGTAATGGTGTCGGGCCAAGTGGCCCAGCCGGTCCCTCGGGCGCAGGAGCAGGCTGATGAACATACCGGGCCTCGATGATACCAAAATCACTGGTTCCGATACGGTTTCCACTATCATCCAGCAATACAAGAAATGGCATGGATACCGTCAGCAGTGGGTTCCGATCTGGCAGGATTGCTACGAACTGGCGATGCCGAATCGACCGGGATTCTTTGAAGAGCACCCCGGCCAGGCACGCACCGACAGGATTTTTGATTCGACTGCCGTGATTTCAACGCAGCATTTTGCCAGCCGCGTGAAAAGTTTTGTCATTCCCGATCATGCGCGATGGTCCAATTTTCAGCCGGGACCGGAGATTGAGGCAGCAGATCGCGCCGAAGTCGCCACAGGCTTGGCTGACATCGAGGATTATATCTTCGATACGCTTCAGCATAATTCCAACTTTGATCAGGAATCCGCTATCGCGCTGCAGGACTGTGCGATCGGCATGGGCGCCATGATTGGTGAGGAAGGCGATCACAACGAGCCGATCAAGTGGCGGCATGTGCCGTTGACAGAGATTGTCCTGATGGGTGGGCCATTCGGCGCGATTGATGGGGTGTTTTGGCCTCGCAATATGAAGGCCGGCGAAGTCAAAAGCGTGTATCCGGATGGCCGGTATTCTTTGGCGTTGAGTAAGGACATTCAGGACAATCCCGAAAAGGAGATGCACTTTATCAACGTGACGATACGTGATCGGAAAGACCGGGGAACCGAGTCATATGATCACTACATCATTTCACTTGAGCACAAAGAGATCGTAGAGAAACACCGGTTTTCAGGCGAGGGCTCAAACCCTTGGGTGATTTTCCGCTGGTCCCCGGACAATCTGTATGGCCGTGGTCCCCTGCTTCAGGCGCTGCCCGACATTCGCGTTGCGAACCTCGTTGTCGAGCTGATTCTTGAGAATGGCGAAATGGCTATTACCGGAATGTGGCAATACGGTGACGACACGGTGCTGAATCCGCACACAATTCAGTTTGTCTCCGGCACATTGATTCCGGTTTCCGAGAACAGCCGCGGCATTGAGCCTCTCAACTCGCCCGGCAATTTCGATGTCAGTCAGCTTATTCTTGAGGATCTCCAGAACAAGATTCGTGAGGCGCTGTTCGACAAGCCGCTAGGCGGTCTGAATCAGCCTGTTCGGTCGGCAACAGAAGTCAGCGAGCGTATGGCCGAGTTCAGTCGTGAAACCGGCGCCCCATTTGCTCGCCTGCAGAAGGAACTGGCGCAGGCCAGCTTGCGCCGGACCAACTATGTCCTGAAGAAGCGCGGTAAAATCAAGACGCTTCGGATGGACGGGAAGCAAATTCGACTGCATCCAGTGTCGCCGCTTGGCAGGGCTCAGGATCAACAGGACATCCTTAATCTGGACAGATACATGGAACAGATGCTTGCCAGATTTGGGCCTCAGACAACACGAGTCATGGTCGACGAGGAAAAGGCCGGCGAAATGCTGGCGGATAAGTGGGGCGTTGATAACCGCCTCCTGCGGCCCGCAGCGGATCGCCGCGAATTGATTGAAACAATGGCCCAAGGCGCCAAAGATGCGGCAGAACAAGGCATTCCGCCGGATCAAATAGCTGATGCCATGGCTCAGGGCGGACCTGGAGCGCCACAGGTATGATCAAAAAACATGAGGCGGGATGGGATAGAATTTCCAAACTGAAAGAGCAACCCGACCGAAAGTATGGGCTCGACGGCCTATCACGAACGCAAAAAGAAGAACAAGAAATCAACGGCCTGATTGCAGGGTTGTTTTCGGGACCGGACGGTGCGGCGGTTATTGATTATCTTCGATCGATCACCATCGAGCGCGTTTGTGGGCCGGCTATCGATGATTGTGCATTGCGCCATCTTGAAGGACAGCGTTACTTGGTAGGGCTAATTGAACAGCGGATTAACCTTGGACGGCAAGGCGAATAAATATGGCAGATGAAAACGAATCAGTAACTGAAGTCCCGACACGCCCGGAAAACGTGCCAGAAAAATTCTGGAACGCCGAAACCGGGACCGTGAACACCGATGATGTTCTCGGCGCTTATACGTCGCTTCAAAGCGAAACCAGCAAGCTCTTTGGTGGAAAGCCCATCGATGAGTTTAAGACTGAAGTGGAAACCGCAGCTATTGAGCGGTTCCAGTCGGAAAATGTTTCGGCAGATCGGCCAGAGACACCAGAGGGGTATGAGGTCGCCTTTGAAAATGACTTCCTCCCTGAAAATGTTTCATTCACGCCTGATCCTGAAAACCCGATGTTCAAGTGGTGGAAAGATCAGGCGCACAAGGCAGGGTTGGGGCAAGAAGGATTCATGGAGGGCATCAAGGCATATGCTCTCGATCAGATGGGAAATCTTCCTAACCGTGAGGCAATTGCTGAAGCCCTTGGCGAAAATGGTGAGGCGCGTATTCAGTCAACACAGGACTGGCTGCAGGCAACACTTTCGCCAGAGTCTTATGAACACGCGACACGGCTGATCGCATCACCCGGAGGAATCGAAGTGCTGGAAGAACTGCAAAACAAGGGCGGCAAGATTGATGACGGTGCCAACGGCGGCAACGGCAATGGCGGCGTCAAGACGCGCGAGGAACTTCGCACAATGCAAAACGATCCCAAATACTGGGATCCGAAACAGCGTGACCTTGAATACATCAAGCAGGTTCGGGCGGAATACGCCAAGACATTCCCTGGCAGACAGAATGCTGCTGGGTAAGTAAGTAAGCCGGCCTTCCATGTGGAGGGTCGGTGTAGCCAAACAGCAACGGCCCTGATTTCAGCTGGTCCGGCCCTTAAAAGGTAAACCGGACAGACGCAATGAGCGGGCAAACCGATGGCTTACGGCTTTGTTGTAAACAAACAGCAAGGAGGTCATCATGGCCCAGGACATTGACACAGCTTTTGTTGAGGAATTTGAGGCTGACGTGCATCTTGCATATCAGCGCACAGGCTCCAAACTTCGCAGCACGGTTCGATACAAGTCGAATGTTGCTAACAAAACCACCTTCCAGAAGATCGGCAAGGGTGCCGCGACGACTAAGGCTCGTCACGGTGACGTTGTTCCGATGGATCTCACTCACTCAGTCGTGGATGTCACGACCGAGGATTGGTATGCGCCGGATTACGTTGACGACCTGGACGAACTTCGCATTTTCCATGACGAACGTGATGCGGTAGTCAAGTCGGGCGTTTATGCGCTCGGCCGGAAAACCGACTCGCAAATCGTCACGCAGCTTGCGACCGCGACCAACATTCAGTTGGATGGGTCTGCCGCGATGACGTTGGCAAAGGCGACCAAAGCCTTTGAGAACTTCGGCAATCGGGACGTTCCCGAAGATGAAGATCGATTCGGCGTCGTTGGGTATCAGCAGTGGGTGAACCTGTTGGGCCTCGCGGAGTTTTCATCCCTCGACTATGTGCCGGCAAACATGCTGCCATATACCGCCGGGATGACTGCGAAGCAGTGGCTCTCGTTCATGTGGTTCGCTCATTCGGGCTTGACTCTCACCGGGTCAAACCGTGAGTGCTACGTCTACCATCGTTCCGCTATGGGCTACGCCTCTGGCACGGACATCAAGGTGGACATCAGTTGGCAGGGCATGAAGCAGGCCTGGCTGTTCGTTCCGAAAATGCAGGGCAATGGGCTCCTGATTGATCAGGATGGCGTCGAAGAAATTCTCTGCGTCGAAACCTGATCCTGACTGGAACTCCCTGAAACTCTGAGAAGGAGTAAATCACTATGGCTTATAATTCGGCCAACCTTACGTCCATGTGCTATGGCAACGGGTTCACCCTTTGGCATTACACATCAGCGGACGCGATTGCCACGGTAAACACCGCGGCTTATTTCAACGATGCGTCGGACATGCTGAATGTTCGTGACGTGATTATCGTTGTTGACAGTGCCACACCGACAACCAGCCTTGTTTCTGTTTTGAGCAATGCAGCGGGCGTGGTGGACGTTTCGGATGGCCTGGCCATTACCGAAACTGACTCGGACTGATACTGAGCCGGATCGATTGACGAGAAAGGGGAGGGGCTCAACGTCCTTCCCCTTTTTTGAAGGAATCCAAAATGACATCAGCAACAAATGTGGAAGTAGCCAATATCGCAATGGTGTCGATAGGCGGAAAGCCTTTCGCATCGTTTGATGTGGGAACTACGGAAAGTAACGTCGCTTCCACCTTGTATGAGCTATACGTCCAGTCGGAACTTGCTTCCGGACGATGGAACTTTGCGAAAAATCAAGCGGCCCTGAACAAGCTGGTTGCGGCGCCAACGGAGGGGTATGATTATGCTTACCAGTTGCCGACGGACCTTCTCACGCTGACGTCAGTGACCTTCAGCGACCAGCCGATTAAATTCGAGCGTATCGGTAATCTGATTTATACAAATCAGAACAACAGCAATGATGATGTTGTCGCCACCTACACATGGCGCCGCGCGGAAATCGATTGGCCGCCGCATTTTGAACAATTCATTGTTGATGGCCTTTCTCATAAATTCGCAGTCGCGCTCGGCCTTGAAAAATGGATTGTTGACAGTCTTGCCGTGGGCGCGGATACCAAGAAGCGGGATACTCGCCGGGAGGATTCTCAGGGCCAGACAGCACAGCGCATGAGGCCGGGGCGCCTCACGGGTCGGCGGCACTAATGGCTCTCATCCGTCGCTCTCAAAACAGCTTTGTCGCTGGCAAGCTGGACAAAACAATGGCCGCCCGTAGCGATATGGGCGCCTATGAGCATGGCTGCGAAACCCTGACAAATTTCCGCCCGCTGCTGCTGGGCGGCATAACCCGCAGACCAGGCACGGAATATAAAGCCACAGCAAACGGCGACGGGCGCTTTGCCCGGTTCGTCTTTAATGACGACCAGCAATATATCTTTCTGTTTCGCAATCTCGTTGTGGAAATTTACACGTCCGACGGGACGTTGATTCAGACGCTTGTATCCCCCTGGACGACGGCGGTAATTCCGGAAATACGCTATTCGCAATCGGGCGACACGATGATTGTTGTTCAGGAGGATTTTGAACAGCAGAAGATCATCAGAACGGGCGCCACCACGTTTACAATCGGCCCCATGACATTTGAGGAAAACACGGCAGGCTTTCCGATGTATCAGCCGTATCACAACTTCAGTCCGGACGGCACAACGGTTCAACCGAGTGCGACTACAGGCGTTGGTATCACTATCACGGCCAGTGCTCCCATATTCGAAGCGGCCTATGTCGGCCTTATTATTCGAATTGGTCAGAAGGAAATCGAGATCACCGGCTATACCTCAACCACTATTCTGGTTGGGACGGTCAGAGAAACACTCGCATCTAATGGTGCAACGGCTGAATGGGATGAGCCCGCGTTTTCATCGATGCGCGGGTATCCGCGATCGGTCGTATTTCACGATGACCGCTTGTGCCTTGGTGGCTCGCGCGATTTGCCAGACACCCTGTTTGCCTCAAACATTGCAGCCTTCTTCAAGTTTGATCTTGGCGATCAGCTGGATGACGATGCCATCCAAGCGACAATCGGCGTGGATTCTGTAGCAAAAATTAATCATCTCGTTTCATCCGACAATCTTCAGGTGTTCACCGACACGACTGAGTTCTTTGTCCCAACCAGCGATACGAAGCCCTTCGTGCCGGACAATATGTCGTTCAAGCGTCAGCGCCGATTCGGGTCGAATAATATTCCGCCTGTCACACTTGAAGGCGAGACAATGTATTTCGACAAATCCGGAAAACATCTTCGGGAGTTTGCTTTCAGCGACATTGAGCAGCATTTCAATTCCAATTCGCTGACAAAATTATCCCCGAGTATTCTGGTGACGCCTGTTTCCGTTGTGGCAATCGCCAATTCGCCAAACCACGAAGAGCAATATGCTTATGTCGTCAACAGCGATGGCACCGTAGCACTGCTTCATTCGTTGAGGGAGGAAGAAGTCACTGCCTGGGCCTTATGGACAACAGACGGGCTGGTGAAATCCGTTACCTCCATCGAGGATGAAATCTTTTTCTTGGTTGAGCGGACCATCAACGGGGCAACCGTTTATTATATCGAAATGCTGAAGTTCGGCTGGACGCTTGATTGCGCCATAAATCTGACTTCCGCTGCAACAACGTCATGGTCTGGCCTGTCACATCTGGAAGCAAAATCTGCCGAGGTTGTCTCAAGCACATTCCATGAAGGGACTTACACGGTCGCCAGTGGGGCGATCACGACGGATACTGAGCAGACGGACATCATCGTGGGGCTGAATTATACGCCTGTCCTGAAAGACATGCCTTTCGTTGCGAATTTCACAAACGGGTCTGTGACCAAAAAACTGAAGCGCATTACACAAGTTACGCTGCACGTTTTGGAAAGCCACACGTGGACTGTCATGGATGAAACGCAGCCTGTTTATGATGTGACCGACGATCTGAGTGCACCACCCGCTCAACGGTCGGGCCTGTTTGAATATGCCGGCCTGGGGTATGATTTATTGGCGCAAGTCACCATTACCCAAACAGCGCCACTGCCATTCACGTTGCTTGGTATTGAAAAAGAGGTTCGCATCTGATGCCAGCATCAATGATTGTTGCCGTCGCTTTCATGGCCGCTGCGTCCATTGCAAAAGGCATGGCCGAAAAGCAGGACGCGGAATTTGAAAAAAAGCAGTTCGAGGAACAGGGCCAGGCTATCGCCCTGCAGGGAGTTCAAGATGAAAACCGGGCAAGAGAAAATGCGCGGCGGCTTATGGCGACGGCCCGTGCCTCTGCGGCCAGCCGCCATATCGGTATCTTTGGGGACGGTCGCCTGGCGGCAGAGCGAGCCGATATGGAAGAGCTGGAGCGTGAGGCGCTGACGATCAAGGTCAATACAGACACAGGTGTTCGCAAGGCTCGTCTTGGAGCGGAGCAAGCCAGCGCACGCGGGAAAGGGGCAATGATTCAGGGCGTCTTGGGCGCAGGTTCTTCTATCGCACAAGGTGTGGACTCCGGCGCATTCAAAGGAAGCTAATAGAGATGGCAGAACGATTCATCAGCAGCGCACGGATTGCAATCCCCGGTGTCGTCAGGGCCAGCGGAGCAAACGCCGCAGGATTTGAGGAGCTTGGGCGCGTGGCGCAGGATCAGTTCAATAAACAGCTCGAACAGGAATCCATATCATCTTTTGATGAGGGCGCAAGAGCAGGCGTGGCGCGGGATGAATCCGGCAATTTGACTGCGGCCTTCACGGGAGACAGCGATACCCTTTCCAAGTCCTATGATGATGGCGTTGCCAGCACCTATCTGTCCAGCCTTCTGCAGGACTCCTCGATGTTCATCGCAGAGAAAAGACGCGAGTTTGCTGAGGATCCGGACGGCTTTCAAAATGCCGTATCGATCTATGGCAAACAGCAGGCCACCAAGGTTCCTGAGCGGTTACGCGCGGACTTTATGGTGAATTTCGAACAGGACTTCGGAAACAACTATAATTCCTTGGCTGACGGTGCCGCTCAACGCGCCCTGAACAACGCCAAGGATACTGCCAAGATCGAAGCGGCACGACGGATCAGCATGATGGCTGAGTCAATCAGCAAATATAGTTCGCCAACCGATTTGATGATGTCGTCATTTCGTCGCTTTCTTGACGGAACCGGCGCCGCCATGACCGATGATGAGCGGAATACCTTTTTACGCGCCGCTTTGGTGTCAACAACCGAACAAAAGGCGCTAAATGCGCTGCTGCTCACGCAGGAACCGGGCGCCAAGGCCGGTATCTATGACCACACGACCGTCAAGGCACTGACGGACGCAATTCGCAGTGGCGGGGATACCTCGGCCTTTGACAATCTCGATGTCAGTGATCTGACATTTGATGAGCGCGAGGTTATTGCCCAAACAGTGGATCAAAAAGTTGGTCGGGACAGGGCAGAAGAAGCCTTAAACCGCGCCGATCAGCGTCAAATACGGGCCGCTGAACAAGCCGAGACAACAGCACTGGAGAAATTACACGAAGAGAATGGCCGTGTGCTTAATGATAAGACAACGATAGTGCTCGAAGGGATAGAAGTCTCTATTGAGCAAGGCAATCAGAACATTGCGTATAAGTCTCTCACCGATCAGCTCAATGTTATTCAAGCCGCATACGCCGCTGGTGAAATTGGGAACAAGCAGTTTTTCGCCCAGCGAGAAAAGCTGAATAAAAAGCTCGATCAGATTATTACCGCGACGAACGATGAAACAGAGGCGCTGGATAAAATCATACTGCAGATGAACAACAGGGCATGGGCGCCTGCTCCAACGGCAGAAAATTACACCGCGTTTTTCGCAAGGGTTGTTGGTGGCACAAAAGCATTGAACAGCGATCAGCCAGAAGTCGTTGATGCGGCTATTGCGACCCTGAGCCGCGCTGCCTCTACATTTGCCGACGTGCCGCCCCAGGTCGAATTTATGTTCGCCAACGCACAGACATTGACTGACAACGAGACAATCGCCCTTGGTCGCCTGTGGGACCATTTGAAACGCGGCGATTCCGGCAATGCCTTTCTGCCGAACGTCAGCCCGGAAATGGAGCAGTTTTGGGACCGTCAGGCAGATGCCTATAAAAATGGTGCTGGCCGCGATCCAAGTGTGTTGGAAGTCAACCGACAAGACCTTGCTGCGCTTACGCTGGACCAGAAACCGCCAAACCGGGATCAGTTGTTTCAGGCCTTTGCCGTTGAGGATGAGAACGCTCTTTGGGAGGCTGTCGGGAACATAGGCGACGTTGCCAGCCAGATTCCCGGTAATGGATACCTTGAGTCCATCGGACAGGCGTTTGCGAATGCGAGCAACACATTCTCAGGCATTGCCGCAATGTGGGGTGCCGCATGGCGCGGCGGCCAGCAAATTCCTGTTGAACTCGAAGATCAGATCAAAGCTAATTATCTGTATCGCGCTGGCGCTTATGCGCCAAACAAGGATAGCCAGCTCCAAGCACTGGATTATGCCGTTCAATCAGCCCTGCAAGCGGGCGAATGGGGCATAACAAATCTTGGTGGGGCCGTTCGTGTGATGAAGCACGCGCCGGAGATCACGTCGCCATCATCTGTGATGAACGATGCTCATGTGCCGCAAGACCTTTGGCAGACCCGGGCGCTTTACGATCAGCTTGCAGAACAGGGCGCAACAAATCTTGTCTGGCGCGACTTCAAGAAAGAGTTTGCCTTCGCCAGCTCTAGGACAAAAAACCGCCTGTTGCGATTTGACCGAATTGACCCGGAAACCGGACGCCATGTTTATCGGTATTGGAGCGCAGCCGGCGACGGTCCGATGTATGACGTTGGCATCGATATTGTGTTTGACGAAAACGAATCTTCCTTTGTTCAGGAAATTCGCGACATTGCGGAAATAAATCAAGGCATAGGAAGTCTCGTGTTTCGCAAGTTTGCAACCCATATGGACATCTACCACGCTGCCCGAAATGTTCAGCAAGAAAACGAAGTCATTAACAAGGGATACTTCGAGCGTTGGGGCGATGAGGTTGAAGAATGGGCTTTAGGTAAACAGATCGATGAATCTTGGGGTGAATATGTTCTTCGCTCTGCGCCAAGCCAGGCCGTCGAGCAAGCGTTGATGCAAGGCAATGCGGCGGGTCAAATTATGGGCGAAGTCCTGAAATTCTCGGGGATTATATCGCGATGATTGAGATCGACGGCATTGATCAGATCGAAAAGCTGATGAAGCTCGGCAATGGCGCCCCATTGCCCGATCCAACAACTCGACCGCTGAAAGACGGAGAGTCGCGAGATAATGGCGACGGCTCGCATTCAACTGAATTGACGATCACGGTGGAAACGCCGCATGGATACATGCTGATACCGTCCATGTGGATGACTCCTGATGGAATACATGAACTCACGTCAGAAGAATCTCTGTCCGCAGCACAGCGATATGAGGCTGCAACAGGGCAAAAGTTCCCGATGTTTCGGACAGAATCACATGCCACCGAATTTGCGATCGCTCGAAGCGAGCGAGGCGGGGCATTGCAGGAGCCCTTGGCCCGGCCTACAGGTGCGCCGCAATTCTTTCCGGATGCGGAGGATTTTGCGCCGCGCACAGAGACATTCGTCAATTATGACCCAGACCAGCCCGGAACGATGGAAACGCTTAGCGCAGGCTTCCGTTTGGAAAGCCCGATACACGCTATTGCGGAAATGACTGCTGGCGCGATTACAAACGAGGTTCTGACAGACCCGGACGAGCACTTTGACCCGAATTTCGACGTGACGAAATACCCGGAATGGAAAAACCAGCCGTTATCTTATATGGGCGTCAGAAGCCGTCAGGAATTGCGCGATCGCAAGAACATTCTTGGTCGAGTTGAGCAAGACAACGCCACTATTGCCGCGGCTGGCGTCGACGGGATGGCCGCGGTTATGATTGGCGGACTGTTGGACCCATTGATTGCGGTGGGTGCAGGGCCAATCCTTGCGAGGAATATTGCAAAGGGCAGCAAGGCGGCGAAAGCCGGGGCCATAGGTGTAGTTGCGGCACCACCAGTGGGCGCTGAAGCCATATTGCAGCTCAATGAACCTGGCCGTGACACCGGGCAAATAGTCACAGCGGGCATATTGTCTGCGACGTTCGCAACGGTTTTGGCCCCCTTCCTGTTGAGGGGTGGAAAAATGACCGCCGCAGAGGTCAACGCAGGGCTTAATAAAATAGACAATGAGCTGCACGACGCAGAGGTAGCTGCGTCGTCTGGCAGGTCTGCGCCGGCGAAAGCTGGCAAAGAAGGGACGGGTGACAGCACTCCGCCGTCCAGTGGTGGCCGCGAGGCAGAATCCGCTGGTGCTGCTGCCCGTCCCGGAGTTACGTTTGAGAACGCGGGCGCAGAATTGACTGGCGAAAGCCTGGTCACGGCCTTGGGGCTCGAAAAACTTCCTGATAGTCCATTCAAGCGACTGCTGGTCAGCCCGTCTTTGATGGCCCGACAAATGACATCTAGCCTCATCGAGAGTCCCGGCCTGTATCTCAACAAGCATTTGCGGGGAGAAGCAAACCCGCTGTCCGTCGAAACGAACATTCGCCTTTTGCAGTATCCGCTGGTTGAGGTTCTGGACACGATGCTCGACCAGTATCTGATAATGAGGGGCAAAGGCGGCGCCGGTAGCACTCGAAACATGATCGAGCTTGGAAAAATCTCGATAATGGACCGCTTGAACGGAACACGAAACAAAGGAACGCCAGGCGACGGTTCATTGCCTCATCAGCGCACATCACAGTCGCGTGAAGTGGAGGTGCCGTTTCAAGATACTCCGATGGGATATGTCGAGTTTCGTGAACAAGTTACTGATGCGCTACGCGCTGGCGATGTTCATGAAAATCCGCATGTTCAGAAAGCCGCAAAGAAAACCCGCGAGCTGATAAACAAGCTGCGGGATGATGCGCTTGAAAATGACCTGTTCACAGTGGATCTCCGACAACAGCGCCGCAAGGCTGATGTAGAAGCCCGACAGGCAGAGCAGCGAATCGTTGAGCAAGAAGCGCACATCGATGATTTGCGCCGGCAGGCGATAGAGGAACGCAAGGCCAGAAAGGCCGCTGACGACGAACGAGGCGGGCCGCCGCCGGATACAGAAGAGATTGCTCGCCTTCGTGCTGCGGCTCAAAAAGAATTTGATGCGGATCCGGAAAAGTTCCGCAATCTTGGTCCTGATCGACAAGCGCATATGGGTCCAGCTCATAAAGCCCTTGCCGAGGCTCTCGAAAAAAACCGCATTGGTCCGATTGAGCAAAAACTGAACAAGGCCGAAGCCTCTTTCGGAGGATTGAAAGCAAAGAGTGTCGCTGCAAAGCGCCGGGCGTCTACTCTCGAAACTCAGCTGAAACATCGGGTTGATGAAGTATCAACCATGAAAAAGAACACCGGCTATGTGCCGAGAATTTGGCGCGTCGATAAAATAGACGCGAACACAGAAGGCTTCCGCAAAATTTTGTCAGACCACTTGACCCGTATGGGCGTGGCGCCAGAACACCTTGCTGCAGAAGTCGAGCAGATGCTTGCCAGAGTCAGGCGTGACACGCCATTCGCGGCACTGGACAGTGATCTGACAGGCATCGCCCGATCTGCAAGAGCGCGGTCGCTGGAAATTCCGGATGAACTGGTTCGTGATTTTATCGAAAACGACATCGATGCAATCATGCGTCATCACGTTCGGACATTCGGCACGGACCTTGAGTTGGCGAAACGATTTGATTCCGTTGATCTGGCCGAACAAATTCAGCTCATTGAAGATGATTGGGCAGAGCTTATTCAGAACGCGGCGCCAGATCTTCGGTCTGATTTGATCAAACAGAAAAATGCGAACCTTCGCGACTTCCGTGCGTTGCGTGATCGCCTTCGTGGAACATATGGCTTGCCCAATGATCCATACCGGCCACTGTCGCGATTCTATCGGATTATGAAGGAATGGAATTACCTCACCTATTTGGGCGGCGTCGTCATTTCTGCTCTGCCTGATCTCATCCGACCAATTATGACCGAGGGATTCACACGAACCATGAAGCATGGCCTCAAACCATTGCTTCAAAGCGTAAAGAATCTGGACGCGCATTCTATCGAGACTATGAGAGCAGGAACCGCGCTTGATATGGTCCTCAATCAACGTGCTCTTGCCTTCGCAGAACTGACCGACGTATGGGGGCAGCAAAGCAAGCTGGAACGGGTGCTGCATTCTTCCTCTGCCGTCTTTTCCATGATGAACCTGTTGAATCCATGGAATGCGACTATGAAGCAGTTTTCAGGGATGATTGTTGCGAGCCGTATTCTTGAAACATCCGAGGCATGGACAGGCGTATCAAAAATCAGTCCTGAAGATATGGCGAAGCTGGCAAGAACCGGCATCGATCAGCCAATGGCGATCCGGCTCTCAACAGAATTTAAGAAACACGGTGACATCATATTCAATGACGGCACGACCATGCGCGAACTGCTGGAAGCACAGCCCAAGGCCGAACACACCCGCATGATCCGTGAAATGATGGAACGGGGTCGCATTGAGGGTGGGTTGTTTATGCCCAACACCGCGAACTGGACAGACGACGTTGCAACCAACCATTTTCGTGGTGCATTGTCTCAAGAGGTTGACAAGACCATTGTAACCCCTGGCGCTGCTGATCGGCCTCTTTGGATGTCTACGGAACTCGGCAGTGTGGTTGGCCAGTTTAAGGCGTTTGCCGTATCGGCAACACATCGCGTTTTGATGTCAGGGCTTCAGGAGAAGCAAAGCCATACGGCAATGGGAGCATTAGGATTGATCGGCATGGGCATACTGGCTCATGAAATCAAAAAGGTTGTTCGAGGCGATGACAAAGATGAAAACATCCAATCGAAAATCCTTTCTGGCGTTGATCGATCGGGTGTTATGGGATGGTTCACAGATGCAAACAGGGCGATTGAAACATTGTCGGGAAACAACGTGAGCCTTGAAGCAATGGTTGGAGCAGGAAAGCCATACAGTCCAGGGCTTCGGCAAATTGCCTCTACGATTGGCGGACCGACAGGTTCAAAGTTGACAGATATGCATCTGGTGTTGAGTGATGTAACAGGACATGGAAGTAGTGACCGAGGTGCGTCGGCGGCTCGACGCCTTATGATAGGTCAAAATCTGTTCTATATGAGCGGCATATTTGACGCTTTGGAAGGTAAACGATAATGCCAATTACAATCACGGACACCACGCCCCGCGTTGAATACACAGTCGGTGGAACGCCTCAATCGGCATTTGCGATTCCGTTTGAATATTTTGATGATTCCGACATTGTTGCCTATCAGGGAACGACCCTGCTTGTCCTCACAACGGACTACACGCTGGTTGGCGGTTCCGGTGCAGCAGGAACACTGACAACCGTATCACCTGTCAGCGATGACACGATCACGATTTTAAGCAATATGCCAATTGCTCGAACCGTGAATTTTCCGGAATCAAACCAATTCAATATTGGCTCGCTCAATACTGAAATGGCGAAGCACGTCAAAATGATGCAGCAGCTTGAGCGTGACATCGCTCGCTCTGCCCTTCTACCGACAACAGTATCCGATTCCGTTGATGTGGCCTTGCCAACACCTGTGGCAAGTCAAGTCATCGGTTGGGATAATCCAGCGACCAGTCTGACCAACTACGATACAGCCAATTTTGCAACGGTCGCGTCGTTTGTAAACTGGAATGTCGAGACATTCACAGGCGATGGCGCTGACGTTGATATTGTTCTGACTGTCGACCCTGGCGTTAGTGCGAATGTCTGGATTTGGATCGACGGTGTATTCCAGCATTCTGCCTCATGGACTCGCTCTGGACTGACAATCACATTCGATGAAGCGCCGGCGAATCTTGCAAATATTGAAGTTCGCTACGGAACGACATCTGGAGCGACACCAACCATCGCAGCCGGAGCTATTACCCCCGCGATGCTTGCGGACCCGTTTACGCTCGGCGCGCAGACGCTAGACTTCTCGGCGTCCACATTCTCGGGATTTCTTCCGGGCGGCGTCGATATAGGCGATCCGGGCCTTGAGACTTCGGGTATCAATATAAACGGCGTGACCTATGGGAATTCATTCCGTGTGAATGACATTGGTAGCGGTAACCCTGCTGAAATGGTTATCCACCGCCACAGCACAACACTGCACCCATTGATAGTGTTCGCACGAACAAACGATGACACGACCAGCCACACGGCGGTAACGAGCGGACAAATCATGTCCGAAATTTATGCGGCGGGTTATACCGGGTCGCATTACGATTTGTTTGGGTCTAGCCGGTTTAGCGCGGACACGGGGACTATATCGGCAACCAGCTCGCCGGGTCGATGGGACTTGATGTTGACGCCTGATGGCTCGAATACGCCGGCCGCAGTTATTACGGCGCTAAACGACAAGAGCATTACTTTCGCAGGCACTCTAGTAACTTCTGCTGGCGTGACCGTTAATGAAGGCGGTAACGACAGCGACACCCGCGTAGAAACACAGACCAGCCCACAAGCCATATGGGCCGACGCATCAGAGGATCGCTTGCGGTTCCTTGGGAATGGCGTGGCAGCGACCGGCATCGGTAGTCCGGGGCCGTTCATTCAGGTGCAGGACAGCGCGACTACTCGCGGTTCTGTGACCATCTACAACGCCGCCCTCCACACCGGCACGGGGTATAACGGCTCTCTGCTCGGAGTTCGACAGGACAACGCCAGCGCGACGGGGACGGCGTTTCACGCCCAACACGACGGATCCGGTAAGATTATTGTTGGCGAAGGGACTTCTGGTGAAGTCTTTGTTGTCGATAACACCGGAACGACGATAACCAACGCCTTCACCAGCCTTGGCATTGACGACAACGCAACGACAAATGCGATTACGATTTCTTCTGATGAAGAAGTCACCATGCCGGGCACGCCGTCGTTCCAGGCCCGCACGAACACTCTCTCTAATGTCACGGGTGACGGCACGGCCTACACGGTTCTGTTTCCGACAGAGCGATTCGACGTTGGCGCTAACTTTGCCAGCCCGACATATACGGCGCCCGTCACGGGCAAGTATTTGCACACGCTGACCATTGAGACTCGCGGCCTCACGGGGTCACATACCGACTTAAATCTGGCCATTGTAACGTCGAATCGAACATATGGCATGGCTCGCCTGAATCCATCAGCGATAGCCGTAAGCGGGATCATGGTATTTAATGGGACCATGTATGCCGACATGGACGCGGCAGACACGGCGACAATCAGCCTTACGGTATCGGGCGGCACCAAGGTTGTTGATATTGACGAGGCCTACTGGTCAGTCGCACTGGTTCACTAGGAGAAGAAAAATGGCTTATGAAATTGTAGTAACAAAAGACGGTGTGCCGATCAGCACGACGGACGTATCAGACGCTCAGGTGAAATGCCTTGAGCATAAGCTGGCAGACGTGGACGCTTGGTTAATCAATGCGTCAACCTTCGCAGTGGCAAGCAAGATCAAAACCTGCGCTCGGTCGATTGTCGAAGAGCACTCGCCAATCCTTGCCGCTGACCCGGCGGTTACGACTGTCCCGACAGATCAGGGGGCGCTCGTGGATCTGATCCAAGCGCGACCAGATTACAAATCTCGGGCACAGAGGATAGCCGACGAAATCGCGGGACGCGAGGCTGCGGAAGCTGCGGCGGTTGGATAACGTGGACGTAACTCAGTGGTGCGATGATGTCAGCGCGGTCAGGGAGATCGTAAGTCAACATCGGAATTATTCACTGAGTGAACTGTCAGCCATCGGGTGTCATTGGGTGCCGGCCAAAATGCCGGCGGAAGCTGAGATTGTTGAGGTTGTCGAAGAGTATGAGTTGAACGGTTCCACATGGGCGCTTGTCCGGGTCCGAATAACCGGCGCCAGGCAAGACGGCTACACACTAGTCAGGAGCTGAATATGAAGTGGTTGACCCGATGTTGGTCGCGCTGCAGGAACAGGAAATTGTGGCCCTTAAAGGCCAACTGAAATCGAAGGAAAAATAAGTCATGTCGTTGACGCGAGTTATCACTGATATGTTGACGGATGCCAGTGTTACTGGTGTCAAGATTGCAACTGGCGCTGTCAGCGGGGCAAAAATCGCCCTGACCAGTGAAGCTCGCGGCGACATCATCAGAAAAGACGCAACATTATGGTCGCGGCTTGCTATTGGCACAGCAGGGCAAGTCCTGGGTAGCGACGGGACAGATCCCGGATGGGTGAACGGCACATCGACCTATACCAGCGCAGAGCAGACAATCACCTTTGACAGTGTTCTGCAGGTGGCCCACGGGCTGGCGGTGCGCCCGCATATGATACAGGTCTGGCTGATATGCAAGACGACCGAACTTGGGTGGGCAGTGGATGATCAGGTTCTGGCCGAAGGGCTAGGCGGTTCTTCTGACTTTGGTTTTGTAGTCCAGGCGGACACGACCAACGTAGAAATCATTACCGGATTGGGCGTGCGAGTAATTGACCAATCAACATTGAATGCAGCGACCATCACTGCCGCAAACTGGAAATACATCGTCAAAGCAGTCTATTAAAAACAGGAAGAGTAAAATGAACCCGTCCGTGGAAGAATTGTTCGACATCACACAAGAGCAGGTTAAAAGAATATCAGTCGTTGAAAGTGATAATAAATCGCTTCTTGCCTTAACACGAGAACACTTTGACGCGACCAAACAAAATCAGCGCGATTTAGTGGTTCATACGGAAAACGAGGAAAGGGCGGTTAAAGAAAGCACAAAAGCTCTTGCAGAAGTAAGCAGCGCCGTATCAGATATTGCTCGCAAAATAGATGATGATGAGCTTATTCGTAGAGAGCGCGAAAGAGCCCGAGATGAAATACAGGAAAAACAAGAGCGTCGGTCAAAAATTTATCGAAATATTTTTCTCGCCGGTATCCCGGGAATGTTTGGCATCGTTGGAATTGTAATGGCGAAATTCATATGAGGGCTATTGATTCCATCATCATCCATTGCAGCTATACGCCTGCAGATATGGATGTGAGCGTGAGTCAAATTCGAGATTGGCATCTTTCGCGAGGATGGAGCGACATTGGATACCATTTCATCATCTTGCGTAATGGTTTTCTTGAGTCTGGTCGACCGATTGTATTGGCTGGCGCACACGCTAAGGGTCACAACAAAACAAGCATTGGTATTTGTTTGGTTGGCGGGATGGGCGACGACGGAACACCTGACTGTAATTACACAGCCGATCAGTGGAAGATGCTGGCAACGACGACGAAACATTTGGTCGAATTTTACAACACCCGCGATCCAATAGGGCATCGCGACTTACCAGGCGTTACCAAGGAATGTCCTTGTTTCGATGTAACCGCATGGTGGAGTTCAATCAAAGGATAAGATTATGTTTCTTGCAGCACTCGCACCATTGCTGATCAAGACCGTCGGCGGAATCATAGATCAAGTTGTCGAGGATAAGGACGCAGCGGCCAAAATTAAGGCCGGCGTGCAAGACAAGCTGATCGGCCTAGAGAGCAAAGCGCTCGAAGGGCAGATCAGTATCATCGTGGCAGAAGCCAGCGGCAAGGGATGGGCAGGGTTCTTAAAATCGTCATGGCGACCTATTACAATGCTCGCATTTGTTGTCACCGTGGTCGCGTGGGTATGGGGCTTAACCCCCGAACGCGGTAGCGCCGAACTGATGGCGAGTTTCTTTGACATCATCAAAATTGGTCTTGGCGGTTACGTCGTCAGCCGCGGCGCTGAGAAAATCGCACAAACTGTCGCCCCGGCATTGTTCCGAAAAAATGATTAACGTGCTAGAAAAAGAGGGCCAGAGCGTCCAGCAGCTTATTTTGCTGGCCCCTGCCCCCTCATTTGACTGGTTGCTCGTTCTAGGCCCACTCTCGGCTGTTGTAGCCGCCCTTATTCCGGTTATTTGGTGGCGGAAACGACGGGGACGGGATCGATAGAGGCTTCCTTGGGCACATAGGCCCGAATGTATTTGGCCCATTTTGTATGTTCGTGCTCGGGATTCAGATGGGCCTGTTCTTCTGCATCCACGATTTTGATAATCATGTCGCCCTTTTTGTCGTTGGGCTCAACGATAATGTGGCTGCCCATATGATGATCTTTGGTCAGACCCATTTCCGTAGCGATTTCGAACAGTCGATCCTTGCTCTTGATGCCTGACAGAAAGTGCTTGGTGATTGACCAGCTTGCGCGAAAGTCCAGTTTCACGTCGCTTGCGAGTTGTCGAATCAAGCTGTCGTCAGCCAATTGGCTGTCTGGCGATGTTAGATGCATCGTTGAAACAATTTGCTCAACGACAAATTCATATACAGCTTGATTTCTCATTGACCAAACTTCGTTAGGATCAATTACGTCTTTATCCGACGCACTTCGCCAACCGGCTGGACGTTGGCCTAACGGCTCTCGGCAATCTGAATTGACGGCAGTTTGTGGACCGTCCGGACCTTCTGGATTGTAAATGTTATCGAGCTGCCGGGCATATTCATTGACGTGAAAATCAATGCCCAATGGAATGTCACCGTTGTTTTTGGCCTTGGTTAAAATACAGTGTGCCAGGAGTTTCAAGACCAGTTGTTCATGTTCCAGCATCTTGAGCTGTAGTGCGCCAATGATCTCCTTGTTGAGAATTGCGCGGCCAGCCTTGGTCATTGTGTCGTTGGAAATTACCTCTGTGCCGGCACCGTTTGTGTCGGTGGCGTTCTTGTCTTTCGGGTTCTTCTGGTCATATTTTAATGAATACCGATCTGTTGACCGAAAGCGCCCCTGCTTATTCAGACACCATAGTTTCACAATTCGGGATGGGTCCGTAATTGAGCCTGGCACCCACTCGAATTTATGGAGGTCGTCGGTTTCTTCAACCAGACCATAGGATTTGGACCACTGGTCAACTCGTGACTTGATGGTAGCGTTTTGCAAGCGCCAGAATTGTTCCGTGTCATCGAACCATTGCTCGCCGCCGAACAAGTCTGTTGAAAACGTGCCGTCGTATTTTTTCAGCTTAAATTCGGCAACATCAACATTGACTTTCTCAGTGTTCAGATGACGTTTCACGTCCCAATGTTCGAGGTTGCACGTTCCGTCATTTGACATATGGGCGTCGAGTAGCTTGTTTTGCTCGTTGACAGGTAGAGTAGTGAGCATCTGAGCCGTCTGCATATTAATTTCATCGTTCTTCACGGCTTTTTGCGCTCGCGGTGCGAGCTGGCCCAGGGCGACGACTTTTTCAACATATTTGGGGTCGACGCCGAATCGTTTTGCGATTTCGCGAGTGTTCAGCCCTTCTTTCATTAAGTTGGACATCGATTTGTAATGATCCATTAGATGAATGTCGGCTCGCACGAAGTTCTCTGCGATCGCTTCTTCCTGTGCCGCTTTTTCTGACACGATGCACGGCACCAGATAATCGGGTGCGGCCATGCTTTTCAGCGCACGAAGCCGCCGGTTGCCGGCGATGACAGTGAAAGAGTCTGTCTTGCCTTCATCCGGGTGAACCAGGAGTGACTGCAACAGTCCATGTGCAGCAAGGCTGGCTTTGAGGGACTCGTCATGCCATTTTTCGGCCTTCAACTTTCGGGGGTTGGCCTTGTTTCCTTGCAGCTGACAAATTGGAATCATTTGTAATTCAGTCATTTTGTCTCCATCAAGAATCGTTAAAGGGTGTCATGACTATTGTGGCTTGTTCAAAATCCTCAATTTCATACGCTATATCATCGGTATTCATTTCAATGGGACTGGCCGGTTGCACGTGAGATGAAAGGCGGCGGCCAACTTCATTTTCTTTAATGGCCGTTCTATTTTCGATTGCACCAACTGCATCGCATACATGCTCTGCATTTATCCAATGTGTCTCTGTCACATGGACAAGTGAAACCGTAGTGCATTTGAATAATTGCACCGTTGATGCCTCCGAAGTTGGGATTAGGTGTGTTCTTGAGCCTTAGCGCACATAACGGCATAGGCGACATGAGGATTGTTATGGTTCAAGTCTTTAGTGGCTTCTATTCCAGCCTGAACCATTGCAGGCGTTGGTTCGATAGGCACAAGAATAAAACCGAGGTCCATAAGGCGTTTCGTTAAAAGCGCCGCATCACTTTCTGCAATCTGTCGCCTGACTTGAAGCTGATCACGCGGAGGATTTTCTTGATACAGTTTTGGTTGCGTTGATATTGTTAGTGCTAGAAGGCTTGGATTCATCACCAACCTCCTATAGCTGGATCACTCAGCGCAGCGGCGCGACGGGCGAGGGCTTCTGTTTTGGCGGTAGCCTGATACTTACCGCCGCCCGCGTCCTCGTGAAACGCCAACCACCCGTAGTCAGGAGCCGTAGTCACCATAATAATCTCCTCCCCCGGCAACGCAGCGTCGAGGGAGCCGGTGTATTCGGGGATAAATGAAATTTCGTAGTTCGTCTGATGCCATCTGCCACTCTGCAACTGAAATGAAGCCAAAACAAAACCACCGTCCGGCGTCATGGCATCGAAACGAAAACCCTCGGCAAAACACCAAATCTCCGCATCCAATACCCGATCAGGCCTTTCGGCCTCGCATAGTCTTTTTACAAGGTCTGCCATTAAAGCACCTGTCCAATTCGCTGGACTGCCAAACCAATAATCCAAAACAGAGCCAATACGGCTAGGAGACTTAAAAGCTCTTTAATTACCATCAAAAGGCTCCTTCCATCTTCTGTTGTTCACAATCATACTCACGGTTTGTTGCGCGACACCAAAACGGGTGGCTAGGTTCTTTTGTTTCTCGCCCGCAGCCCACAGTTCACGAATTGCATTCGCCTGTGCCCACCCAATCTTTTCGCGAGGGTGAGCCGGACCCCCTCTTGCGCGTCCTTTCTTACGCATGTCGGCCAAGTTGTCTTGGCGTAGGCGGTCCATTCCCAGCACTCGACCGGACTGCCTTTCTCGACCTTTTCCCAAAACCTTTCTTCGAGACTTCTCATTGGCTGTCCTCCCCGTCTAGTGCCAGAGGCAGGGGAATACTCGTAACCCCCGGATTCTTTTTACCAGAATGGTGAACAACCAAGCTGACTGGCATGAACCGTATCTCAGAGCACCAGTCGATCATTTTTTCATCAGCAAACCGGGTAAAGCAATTTAGACAGTGAAGGTCATGCGCCTCGTCTTTCCGGACCACTGCCTCCCATATTTTGTCAGGCACCCAAAAATCGACGGTGCAGGTATTTCGACAGATGCCGCAAAACTGCCGGTGGGGGATGCGCTCAGTCACGACTTCACCCCCAAATCGCTACGCACGCACCAGAGCGCTTCCTCGCGTCCGTATTCGATGTCGCGCACAATGGTCGTGGTGACCGTCTTGCCCCGTGCCCGCCAATACGCCCTGATGATTTGCGCCAGGCGGTGATTAAACTGCTCGTCTGTTTCCTTGATCCGCTTCCTGATGCTCATTGAAAACCTCCCGGCACACATTCAAGAATAATATTGCCGTGTTCTGTTAATCGCCACCAAAGCAGCTGGCAATCAGTTAAATGTTCGGTGAACAGCCATCTGTTGAGGCCAAGAATTATCCAGCCAGGCATAGCAACGCCGAATCCTTAGAATGGAATGTCGTCGTCAAGTTCAGGAGTGTCCTCGGTGCTGGTATCAGATGTGTCTTGGTCTGGCTGTTTGTCGCCTTGGTCCAGGAACGAAACCCTGCAACCGAATCGACCGACAACAGTTTCTGTTGAATATTTTTTGTTGCCAGACTTATCCTCCCAGCTTCGCGTCTGAACCGGGCCTTCAACGAAAACGAGCCGGCCCTTGGCTCCATACTTCTCGACATAATCGGATGATGGGGGCCAGACCACGACACGATGCCATTCGGTCTTTTCCTTCTTCTCGCCAGTAGCCTTGTCCTTCCAGCTTTCGGTTGTTGCGACGGACAGGTTGCAAACTGTGTCACCGCTCTGTGTTTGCTTGACCTCGGGATCACGGCCCAGGCGTCCGATAATAGAATGTCGATTAAGCATGTTCGTTGGTCCTTATTCAGTGGGTTCGGGAGAGCGGGCAGTGGTTGTCAGGTAGGTCAGATGCTCCTGCATCACGACCTTGACTTCATTCGCCGCCTTGGCATTTTGTGGATCATTTTGATACGCCATGAATTGTTCACGCAGTTCAGCACGAACAGCCGTCAATTCATCCTCTGTTTTCGTGGATTTGATCTTGGACATTGCATCCATTGCCCAATCCATTGCTTCTTGAGTCATGGGCTCTGGCTCGGGTTCAGGAGGGGTGCCGACGTTCGCTTGGGTCTTGTCATAAAGAGCAAGGCCAAAGACATTGCCAAACGTCATCAGCGCACGTTTCATAGCGTCGGTCTCTGCTTCCTTGGCGGCTGACTCATGATTGTCGCCGGCTTTTGTCATTTGACCATGCCCGGCGCCAGTGCCTTGTCGAAGTGCGATGAATTCGCCATTTAGGTCGAAAACCTTGATTTGAACAATGGCAAGGTATGTGCATTTGGGAGGATCAGAATAAACGCATTCCATACGAAGAGTTTCTCGGGTCCAATTTCCAAAGCCAAATATTCGATTGGCTTCGGCTATGGCGTGCCAGCCTTCAATGTATGAAAGGCTTCTCCCCGCTTGTTTGCGTGTGCTCACATGCTTTTTGTCGAGTTTGGCTTGAAGCTGTTTTTTTTGATCTCTTACGAATGGCACTACAGACCTCCATCATTGGATTTGACGCGGTTTCCCGTTTTGTCACGCAGCACATAATTTTCGTCCAGATGTTGCTCTGGAAATGTCGCGTTGAAAGATTTGCGAAATGGTTCATCGTGTCCCGCACCGATACGGTTACACAGTTTGATACGATGAGAAATTTGTTCATCTGTAAAATCAATTTGGGTTATAAAAACCCGCACACCGTCAGCGATTAACTCACGCTGTTCCGTGTATTCGTCGTCATGCATTCTTGTGAAGGCCTGTTCTTGGCGCTTCGCCTGAACACAAGTTGAAATCACAGCGTCGTATTGAACCTGCCACTGCTTGTCGCCGTCGATAACGAGCAGTGGATGTTTGCAAATGGCGCTCATTGACGTTCTCCTAAAATATGAGGGAAATCCCCACTCCATCTAGAACTTGTCGAAAGAGATGGAGTGGGGGACCAAGATACGGTGTTTAGCGGTTTGTTTATGAGTGAAGGAGCGACGAACCGCATGAACCTGTTAGGGCAACAACGCTTAAGACGCTTGGCCGCGCCTGCAGGAGACAGGTCGCTCCTGTTACGCGGCAACCAGACGAGCTGGTGCAATCTCTTTGAAGGTGCGGCCACGAGTCATATCCCACACTCGTTTTTCACGATTGGCTTTTGTCTGTGCTGTTGTAGGGCGTTTGCCACGTTCATGTGTCGCCCAGGCGGTGCAAACATTGAACAACGTCCAAAGATTGCGCCCGTCTTTTTCGGCTTCCATCGCATATCGGCCGGTGAGCTGTTCGACCAATGCCGGTGTTGACTGTGGCAAATCCGTAAGAATTTCACGAGCCTGTTCGAGTGATGTCGGGGTTGATACCCAACGCTCAAAATCGGCCGTTTTTTCCATTGCGCCGTTGGCGGCGTCAACGATGGACTGGATAGTGTTTTCAATTCGATTCTGCATGTTCTGCCCACGATGGACAACGCGAGTGCGAATAATATCATCGCCACTGACACATGTATTGGCACAAACGAATCGATAGTAGCCGGCCATACCGGTAAAGGCATAAGAACCGTCGTAGCTGTTGAACATGATGATGCGAAGAGCAATGTCGTCGCCGTCGGTAATGGTCCTGGTATGAGCTGGAAACAAATACTGACGGAACACGCGGGCGCCGTCGTTAGTCAAGTCTGTTGCAATTCGCATATCGGTCGAATCGATACCAGGCGCCTGTTCGATGGCGGCGTCAAATTCAGAGAAAGAGTCTTGGTAGCTGATCAATTGGTATTTTTCAGAATGCAACGCAAGCACGTCGCCGGTATCTTCGCGCTGGACGCACTGATAACCGGGAATCTTTTGATTCCGAGAATCGTAAACAGCTTTCAATTCTACATCAAAAAAGTTTGGTGCGGCATGATTGGCTGGAATGAATCCATGTTCTTCCATGAGGTTTTGCACTGTGTTTTCTCCTATTTATTGAACTGTAAAGGGTGAGAGTGGGCCGGACGCTACCCCGGCTAGGAAGGGCTACTACTAATCGGGATCAATACCGCAATTCGCTCCCAACCCAAGGATCACTGTTCTGTGAGCACTTTGCGTGTCTGCTTTCCACGCCACCACTCTCATAATGATTTTAGAAAGAGGGCAGGGTTTTCACCTGCGAAAGCGGAATCAGGATCCATCTCTGATGTGAGCGCCTACGGCGTGAGGCCGCATCCAATACGTCTGACTCACGCTGCGCGCAGCGGGCCAGCTCACGGAATCCTCTTTCTAAGATAGGGCCGAAGCCCTACGTTTGTTCTGCCGCCTGGGTAATAGCTGCGAACTGTGGACAGAAGCCATTCACGTTGCAGTAATCTTCACAGCGAGTGTTCCGCCCGGGCCGGACATCGACTGTCAGGTTTTCTTTCCAGATGACGGAAACTTCATTTGAATTTGGAATTTCAAGCACTTCACAAAGGTTTTTGCTCAGTCCATACACTTCCAGCAATTCAAGAGAATCAGCCAGTTTTACGGCCTTTTGTCTGGTCTTTTTCATCAAGGCGTATTTGGTTGGCTGTTCCCATCGATCATCACCGGTGCAAGGTGCGATATTGGTGCCGGTAATAGCCGCGGTAGCGCCTTCAACAGCTGTTTGAAGATAAGCATCTGATTTGTTGGCGTCCCATAATGGAACAGGGATCAACTGAACCTGTTTCGGTGGATGACCATCACCATAGCCAGCCTTGCTCTTTGACCAGTCACGAAACAGCCCGGCAATTTGAAGGCCTTTCACTTCGTGGCCGTTATAATTCAGCAGTCGCTCATAGAGGTTGAGCTGGGCGATTTTCTCAGGCTTGAGGCCATAAATCGCCTCCCAAATGCTCATTATTTTGTAATCGGTAAGGATTCCGGTTTCCAAGGTGAAATGATCAAACTTGCCGCTGACAGTTTTGATTTCACCATTTGGCAAGGTGACTGGCATTTGTAATCGAACTTCTGCAATGCCCGATGTGCCGGCGCGTTCAAGAATTGTATGCACGGCCTGGCCGAGTAAGGAATACAATCGATCGCTTGCATCTTCGACCAGATCATCAGCATGTTTGCGCTGTAGCGCAAGCTGCTGTGTTGGGGCGAGCAATTCAGTAACTGTAAAGTCTGCATCGCCTCGCACATAACTGTCAGCTGTAACAGCGCGAACAATGCTGTCTGGAAGATTGAGTTCGTTGGTAATTTTCATAAAACACTGCCTTGTTTAATGAGGAAAAAAGAAGTCACGAGATGGTAGGTTCAATCCAAAATAACGGCATGATAACGCCGGTAAATCGTGGCTCGTCACCAAGGACAACAAAAGCAGGATCGTTTTTGCTTCCTGTTTCGATTCTGATCGCCTGCGGTTTTCTGCCGAAAAGTTTTGCAAACTTTCCCAAATGGGCTGCATTAAAAGCAGCAAATTCTGTTGGCTTGTTCGGTCGTTTTGGGATAACACGGCGCCAGTCAGGAAAAGTGCCATTGATGAATGACGTATCACGGCCATCGCCAATCTTTTCGAAATGTTTTCCGATTTCGATCGTGTCCTCATCAATGATGACTCGTAACTCGTCATCCACAGGTGTTCGCAAGGCTCGGGATGGGTCTTTTCGTTTGCAGGCGTTGATAACGCCTTTGCTTGGCTGCAAAATTGCTGGCTCGGAAATATGGCCTTTTTCATCATAATAAATGCCCAATGTATGGCCGTCTGTAGCGACAATGTTTACGCCGGGTTTGTCTTGTGGGGGCTCGATAAAAACGCCGTTCAAATAACGCTGAGTTGGTTTTGTTGACATAAAACAAGACACGGCAAAAAAGCCACGGGCTGAACAATTACCAAAAATTCTCATGTTGTTCTGTCCTTTTGAGCAAATTGCCGAACATAAACGGCATGGTCCAAAAGCCAGGTAGCGCGAAATGCCGCGCATTGCCTGTCAAGAAGTTCAGGTTTTACTGCCTCCATGAAATCCGCTGGCTTGGGAGGTGTGGGCCATTTGTGGGTTGTGAGAATACGGAAGCGTGAGAGTTCAATGAGGTCAGCTGGCAGAACGCTTAAAACTTCGATATAAGCGTCAGCCTGCGCCGTTGTGATGTTTCCGTAGTGTAGGGCATCAAACACGTTGTCGATCATCGTGGCGACGGCACGAGGGCTGTTGGACGGCGCGACAAGCGCGTTTACTTCCGCACTGATTTTCTGAAGGTCAATTTCAGGACGAAGATGCCCAACATCAAAGTCACTTGGGTTTTCGTGATTCATGGTCAGCCACAGCCATACTGATTGCAGTTCGTCTGACATTTGCATCGGGGTGTCCGTGTTCGACAACCACCGACCCTCCTTGTTTAGAACCAGATGACTTGGCATTGAATGTCCTCGCGTTTCTGAACCAGTTACGACAAGCTGCGTGCCAGTCTTTGAATGCTTTTCCATTGGCACGGTAATAATCGATGAAATGCTCGATGGTTTCATCGAAAGCAATTTCAGGAAATGTAGACTCCGCCCATATCTCAAAGTCTTGGGTTGGAAGCCAGTCGTCAGGTAGCTGATGTGCTCGTGTGGGGCTTTTCTTGCGTTTCTTGGCTGGCTGTTTGAGGTCTGGAACGGTGGCCCAAGGGTGAGCCAGTAATTTATCGTAGTTACAGATAGTTATGACGGTTCCGCCTGGAACGGAAGCGGTAATTATATAGTCTGAGCGAATCAAGTCAGCCAAAAAGCGCTGAACTTTCGAATGGTTCCATTGCCATATCATCGCCAGTTGACGAGAGGATGATTGGACTTCACCTGTGTTTTCATCGGCAAGCTGCAACAGCCATAGCCACGCCGAGCGGCGATCAAAGGGGTCGGACTCGAATGGTGGTGTCGTCAGCCAGCCCGGAAAGATAACTCGTTGGGGCATGGTCGCACCGTTATCAACATGGATGGGGCGGTTGAATACCGCTTCATTGCGGAAATCTTGACCACCTGTGCATCGTCCACAAAAACAATTTTGTTCAGTCCATCGAGAACAATTTTGATGTAATTGTCGATGTCTGGTTTGCCAGGCGTAAGCTCGCCCAGCGCTGCGCGGTCTTTCTTCGTTTTTGACCAGCTTTTTGGAATTGGTATCTCTGCAATCATTGTCAGATGAATCGGGCCAAGCATTGGCGGGCGCCGGCGCATTGCAACGGAACCAAGCACTCCAAGATACACTTCATAGTCGTGTGTTTTCTTGGGAGTATAGGTTCGACCGTCTTTTCGAAATTTCGGCCGACCTTTCGAAACAGGTGGTCCTGGTGCTGCGAATGTAATTGATTCGCCCGTCATGAGGCCTGCTTGATTGTCGACCAGAGTGTGCGTGATCGACCAGTTGGGCCTTTGGTTGTGCCAGCGGCAAAAAGATATTGATCTTCAACCAGTCGATTGCGTGATCCGGTAATGCCATTGATTGGCACATTTAAGTGTTTGGACAGTTGATCGTCTGTCATTGGACCAAAGCGATGGATGATAAAATAAATGTCGAATTGCCGTGAAGGCAATTTGTCTCTCATTTCCTCATTCCATGCATTGAGTGATGTTCTTCTAACATTGGTTTTCATGTAACCTCCGGTTCGAGAACGAGTTTGCAGCCTAACGTCGCAGCCCATGATTGGAGTTCAAGGCCACGAGGGTTGCGTATGCCGTTCTCCCATTTGGAAACAAGATCAGATGTAACGCCCAAACGATGATTAACAGCGGCTTGTGATAAGCCGAGATGTTGTCGTCGTAAACGTAGGGCGTGGATGACGTGCCGAAGAGTTTGATCGGCCGTTGGTGGGAATTCAACAGGCTTTGGCGTCCTGCGATGAAACCCACGTGATGTTTTGATAGGTGGTTGATTCGTTGGTTTACGATCTTCCATGTTCATACCTGTAGAACGTCGATCGGAATTTGGCAATACCGGTCAGATTGAGAAAGTTACGGTCATTGCTGTTTTGGTCATTTTGACCGTAATGACACAAGTTTCCCGAGACAGATAATCTGTTTGCTCTTTATCAAGAGCAATTACTTCACCAAAGTCATCGCCACCAACAGCCCGATGGGCTTTATCATACCAATCTGGATTGGCTCCGTTTGGGTTGAAGCCTTCAGCATAAACGCAGTGGCGAGCAGATTCGTTGGGGGTAAGAAGGTCAGGTGTCTCGGCATTGGACATAATGTAAATGCCTTCATCCTTGGCAAGAATAATGCCGGGTTCGTTTGATGAGTTGAGAAATCCGCCGCGAAACTTGTCATGGGTTTTGTTCCAGGCGGCAATCCGCTGCAAGCCCGGTCCCTTAAAAACCAGTTTTGCCATGAGGTATCTCCTGTCGTTGTGGAATGTCCCGATCAGCTTTTACCAGTCGAGCAGCCTTAAGCATGAGGGCTTGAGCCGGACTATTCAGCTCTGGATGCAGGCTGTGCGTGTCGATGAAATTAATCAGCTGCCAGGCAACAAGATGGCCGGCAATTTCATGAGCCTCCTTGAGTTCCATAGCGTTTCTCCTTGGCGCGGGCTTTCATGACGACTTTTGCGGCTTCAAGTCGTTTTGATTCCTCCGGTGTATTCAGCAATGAGTGTATTGACAAAGCCTTGATCATATTCGGAAGCACCCAATCAGGCTGATTGCCAATGATTTTGTTGGCTTCATCCAGTGTCATATGTGGCTCTCCTTTTTTTGAAATCACTCAAGAATGATGCTCTGAAAGTGTCTCGGAACATCTGGCAGAGCACCAGACTTGAAGGATTTGCCTTCAAAACCGCATGGTTTTCTCCTTTGGTTCGAACCAATGCTTGGGCGATCAGAATTGATCAGTATGTTTCACGTGAAACATGAGGGCAACAAGATCAATGAGGGCATGAACAGCAGTCTCGCTGTTCCTGGCTGGGCTTAAGACACAAAAAATCCCGGCCCGGCACATGCGGTGTTTCCACATGGCCGACCCGGGTAGTGCTCTCCGCTACTGCTGAAGATTGTTGATATATTCGCGTAACGCCTTGTTCTGTTCAACCAGATCCGCGTTGTCGGACTTGGCCTCCGCCTCCGGCGACGGCTTTGTCTCGGGTGCAACGGCATTTATCAACGCTGCTGCCTCAACCGCTGCCGCGGTCAGATTCTTGCCGGACACGTCTGGTGCGGTCGCATCGCCCCAATCCTCGCCCCAGTAAAGCATGTGAACCGAGTTCGCCGCCTCCAGATGGCTGACCCAGTATTTGCGCTGTTCAACAAAGCCCTGCAGAAAGGCTGTGCTGCGTGCGATCTTGGCATCGTCCATTTCTGAGCCGGATGAACGCCGGATTGCGATACGCAGCTTGGCGGCCTCGCTCTCGACGCGCTTATCGAGATACGAGATTTGCCGGGAGGCTCCCCAGCACCAGTCACGGCACATTGTCCGTGCAACATAGTGCTCGCTGGAGCCATCAGCCGAAACGATGGGCAAATCGATCTCAGCGATTTCTGCGAGATTGAGCAGCGCCTTCTCGATCCGGGCCACGAACGCGACGCGCAACTGCTCGTCGTTGTCCTGGGCGTCCAGCTGTTCGGTGGCGTTGTGATTGGTCGTCGGGTTGAGAACTACCATTGTCGTGTCTCCTGAGATTGTTGAGATTCAAATACAAGTTATGGGAACCAACGGACTCCCATTGGACTTCTTTCGGGACTTCCTACAAGCGCACGATGCGATGTTTCGTGGACTCCCAAAACTGTTCGTGCAGCTGTTCAAACGCAGCCTCCTTGGCAAGCATGTCTGTGCACGTGCCGCACATCAGATCGATCGCCATAGCTTCAGGCTCGTCAAGACGCCCGCATTCGGGGCACTCGACCAAGCGAGTGACATTGGCGAAGTCGTCGTTTGATACAAAGTTGGTCATAATCTGTCTCCTGAAGGAAGTGGTAGGGGTGAGAAGTGATGGTGATTACAGCGCGATGTGGACGATGCCCATGATCAGGGCGCCTAACGTGATCATCCAAAGGATGAGAATGTGATACCAGTCGCTACGCATCAGTAGTCTCCCATTGCATGGCTTGTTGATACAAGGTGTATTGACGAACGCCGGCCAATTCTCGAAGTAACGTCAATGCATCAAAGGCTCGAAAATTATCGACCTCATACGCAGCTCGTTCCGTCTTGCGATACTTGGGCGGCCTTGGTCCGTAGTTTGCCATCGTGATGGTCCTCATGACAGCCTCACGGGCGTAATATTGCAACACGTGTTCATCGAACATCGTGGACTCCTTTCGAGAGTGAGTGGGAATTTCACGAGGCTCCATCGTTCATTCAAGGCGTCCGAAAGCTCAAGGGGTAAGCAGCGCTTAGGTCTCTGCAGCGAGAGACATCTAGACCCCCCGAGTTATGAACCGACCTTTCGGGAGGGCACTGCGGAGCAGTTCATGGCGAAGTGGTCAGGGGGTCTGTCTCTCGTGAAGAGTGCCGACCCCTTGAACCGAGGAATAACGCCGAGAGTCAGGGCCATGAATAAAAACAGGCCCAACTCCATCGGCCAGGCGTAGAACTGTGATGGGCTCCTTACATGGCCCTGTAGCCCGAAGGGCGCTTCCCCACGGGAAATTCCCTCTCTCTCTCAATACATGGTCTCGGTGATAAGCAATGAGCGTTGACCCGCAACAGTTCGCGGGGCATAAGCGAATGGTCGGCGGTATGCGCCGAGCGTGCGTGGCAATAGTGAACTACCGGGTAAGCCGCGAGAGGGCGATCACGAGTCGCAAGGCTTCAAGCGAAGCGAGCTGAGCGGCGCCGCAGCGGAGTGATCAACCGAACTGGCTGAACCGCAGTGAACGACCAATTAACCTTTGAACACAAACAACCTGTTGTAAAAAGATTGCACACGATTTACCCGTAGAAACAACAAAGATGCATTCAAAACAGTCACTTAAAGGCTGTGCATTGCGGTAAATTAAAGAAAGGCCCCTTTATATATCATGGCACAGACCCCAGCACAGACTGCACACGCAAACGCCGTCGCTCCAGTCCAGAAACTGACAGACAAACAACAAGCCCTCGTCGAAGCATTGGTAACCAATGTAGCAACAGACGAGAACGGACGTAGACGCAAACTCACACACATGGAACTAGCAGTAATAGCAGGATACGCCGAAGGTGAATCAGGTCGGGTGAACGTAAGTAGGACGCTACGCCTCCCGCACGTGCAGCAAGCGGTGTTTATTCGGGTAGCTGAAGCCATAGGATTGAGTGCTGTTGATGCGTTGCATACGTTGGTAGATTTGACAACCAATGCACGTAGCGAACGGGTTCGTCGTGAGGCAGCGAGTGACCTGTTGGATAGAGGTGGCTTTGTTGCGCCGGAGCGCGTTGAGCACACTCATGATGTCAAGATCAGCATTGATCTAGGCTAATGTGAAGTGTCACAGGAAAAAGGTTAAGGGAGAGACCCCCCCTCCGAAGAACGGGATGGTCTTTACCCCTTAAGGTA